ATGGCCGATGCCGAAGCGGTCAATGCTATGACCGGACGTGAACGTATAGAACAAGCGGCCACCGAAAACGGTTGGACAGCCGAACAACAAGACAACGGCAGCCTCGTCTACGTACGCGGCAACTCTGGCGTGTGGGTCTACTACGGCCCAAAGGGCACCGCCACGGGAGCAATGTTCGGAACCAATCAAGTTGCAAGGACTGCAACCGGCAGAACCAACAACCCCAAGGATGTAGCCGGTCAGATCATCGCCTACCTACGCCGGAATTCCGGTAACCAGCCCTGACCCTCAACTCTGCACAGCTTTTAATCGCCAAGCTGGACCAAATTAGAAACCGACCAGGCAAAGGAGTTTGGACCAACAGTTTCCGATGAATAGAAAAGTTGCTCCCGCCTGGTCGGCACCCCAAGCATAGAAGGAACCACCCATGACCGCAGACACGACATACACTCAAACCATGACCGCGCCCAACACCCCGGCAGACCCGGAACCACGCGCGACCGTCTACCAAGACGGCAAGGACGCCTACAAGGCAGGCACGCCAGCACTCGGCAACCCACACATCCCCGCACCGCCCGGAGACCTCGACAAGGCCCGCGCATGGCGCGCTGGCTGGCACGTCGAACGCCGACGCGACACACACTGAACCACGCAGCGCCGGTTACCGGCAGACACGCCAACTCTGCACAGCTTTTAATCGCCAAGCTGGACGAATTTCACAAGCTCCAACGGATGGACTCGAACCACCAACCACCCCGTTAACAGCGGGACGCTCTGCCAATTGAGCTACGAAGGAATAAACATGGAACAAACAATCGACGTAACCCCAGACCACCAAGGGACAATCCGGTGGGCACAGAAGGTGCTAGCCGAAGCGCCAGAGGGCAGTAACGACGCTCGCACTGCCCGCAAGGTACTAGCCGAATTCGGCGTGGAGCCGTCCCCCGGAATCGAACCGGACTAACCGGCTTTGCAGGCCAGCACCTAACCAATCAGACACAACGGCACAAATGGTCGCCCAGGCGACCCATTTACCGCAATCAATGCAGCTAATAGCGGAAAGCAGAGGTCTTGATCCCCACCGTATTACCGGACCTCGCTTTCAAGGCGAGTCGGCGCACCCGCGCCTGCTTTACTTTCCAAAGCGTTCAACAAACCCGAATGTTCAATCAAAATGAACAGCACGAATCCTGAACATCGTGTCAGCACTGAATATGTGTGCACAACGTCCCCCGTGCAGGACTCGAACCTGCGTCTAGGGATTAAGAGTCCCCAGCTAAACCATCTCAGCTAACGAGGGTTCAGACGAAGCGCCCTGTAGAGGATTCGAACCCCTGGCCTTCCGGTCCGTAGCCGGACGCTCTATCCACTGAGCTAACAAGGCAAAAACGTGCGGTAGGCGGGACTCGAACCCGCGTAGCCTGCTTGGAAGGCAGGAGTCCTTGCCACTAGACGACTACCACAAAGAGCCCTACAATCCCGGCTATGGAAATGGAATCCAATAACATTACGAGTCTCGCATTCGGCCTCGCAGATGACGCATGGTGGGCACTAAAAAACATATCTCGACCCGCCGAGAATGACCCAGAGGCATTGCTGAAATACGCGACCGTACACGCATTGGGTTCTATCGCGTGCAGCCTATTGGCCGATAGAGTCGCGAACGCCGAACGTTCATAGATAAGAACCGCATCACGGACGGGGATCGAACCCGCAATCTCTAGGTTGAGAGCCTAGCGAGATACCATTACTCCACCGCGACATATAAAAGCACCTACGCAAGGATTCGAACCTCAATTACCGGAACCAGAATCCGGTGTCATGCCAAATTAGACCACATAGGTTTGGTGGCGATAGCCGGGAATCGAACCCGAGTATTCCGGGCCACAACCGGACGCACTAACCACTGTGCTACTACGCGTAGTTCCGGTGCGACTCGAACGCACACTAAACCGGGTCTAAGCCGGAATCCTCTGCCAATTGGGATACGGAACCAAAGCCGGATATACCGCCGACAATCGGTGATCAGGCATCCAGGTCTACCCGCTCCTCGCGGAACCGTGGCCCATTGCACCGCACGTAGGAATCGAACCCACACCAACGGGTTTGGAAGCCGTTGTGCTACCACTACACCAGCGCGATATGCAGTCGAGAAGATGCCGCTACGCGACCTGAGCTTTTCCGGCAAAATAGCAGGTCAACAGGTCGAGCGCTTATGCTTCTAACTGGGCCGACACGACAGGAATCGAACCTGTGCGCTCCAGGGCTTCAACCCGGCGCTCTACCAACTGAGCTACATGCCGCAGCATGACCGTCTACCGGCGACGGTCATCGTACGTAGGGAGGGAATCGAACCCCCGTAGCCGAAGCGCCAGATTTACAGTCTGGTGGGCCTTGCCCAACAAGCCCAACCTACGCGTGGTCTGACTACAGGGATTTGAACCCCGAACCCCTGGCACCCAAAGCCAGCGCTCTACCAAATTGAGCTACAGTCAGTCATGTCGCAACCTTTCCGCAGGTCGCGAACTGTCGAAGCCGCAAACCGGCTCCGAGTTTTCTGATTCGGGTTTACCCGCAGGTCGTCATGGTCTACGTTGTTCCCCATGCGCCGCGACAACAGCCATCGCAACCACTACAAGACGTACTGGTGCCGGACTCTGCAACGCTGGCCCGATGTCCAGAAAGCGCAACGGCGCGTCTCCCCCGCCACGCGCAGGACACTGGCCGTCGTCGCTATCGCGGCCATCGCGATCAGTGGCGCGAAGATTGCCAGTGACCACACCCTGCCGGGTAGCGGTTTTTCGACCGTCCAGACAGCAGCAGCCGAACCTACCGGAGGCCCCACGGGTGGCCCTGGTGGGCCTGGCGGAATGAATGGCAGCCAGTTTTCACCTCCGCAAATGCCTGGCCAGCTCCCTGAATATCAGGGCGGCAATCAGCCTCCTTTGAACCAAGACAACGGGGTTTCCATTTACCAAACCGGCGCACAGGGCGCGCCTCAGCAGGGCAGTCAACAGGGCATCCAGCAGCAGCCGCAACAAGGTTGGGATCAGCCCGCGCACGGTACCCAGCCCCCGAATTATTCGACTGCACCCGGATATACCCAAGGCCCCGGCAAGCCCAATCCGGATTTTCAAGCGCCGCAACAGCAGTCGCCGCAGCAGGGGCAACAACCCCAGCAGCCGCAACAGCAGCAACCGAGCCAGGCTCCCACGCAGACTCAGCAGCCCGAGCAGCCGCAGAACAAGCAGGATCAGGACACGAAACAGCTTGATCAACAAAAGATGGAATGTGACTCGGCGGGGAGCTTCTTGGGTGTTGCAGAGCCGGTGTTCTCGGTGCTCAGTGCGGGTGGAAGCATCATTGGTGGAAAGTTGCAGCCGGGCTCCGATCCGCCCACGGGTAGTGATGGCTGCGGGTGCAGCACTGATCCTTTGGTGAAGTCCGCGCCGTCCGAGATATCGGAACATTGGTGGGGGACGCGGTATGACATTAAGAATATGGACGATATGAAGGCTCTTGAGAAAATGGTCAACGCTAATAAGGAAGGTTCTGAAACCTGCGGAATCGTGCTGGGTGGAATCGGCAGTGGGTTGGGTGCGGGGGCTGCGGTGTTAGCAGAGATTAGTCCCGGGCCGCAGGCGGTCATCACACTCCCGAGTGCTGGAGTGGTGGGTCTGGCGGCGGGTGTATTCGGTCTCGGGGCGGCAATGTGTGGTGCGCAGTCGAAGTTCTTCGATGGGAGCATGCTCAGATCGGTTCAAGCCGCGATTTCTCATTCGCAGTGCATTAGAGTCGATAACAGGTGGGGTGCGTTTTATACCACCGACACGAAGGAGTGCGGATGACCCGTCGATTCGAACGCACAGCGGCCATCGCGGTAAATGTTGGCCTGGTAATTACCGCTATATGTCTATGGGTTGTCGGCGCTGGCATATCTGGACCGCTTGGTGTTGCATTCTGGGTTTTATTGATCGCATCAATTGTGCTCAACGTGCGGATATACCTTTCGGCGCGACCCGATAACGGTTCGTCATTCCGTAAGATATTGATACTCGCTGCCGCTGTCGCGCTGGCTGTTCTCATTATTCTCGGCATCGTGAGATATCTTTCAATGAAGGACGCAGTGAATTCAATGACAAGCACTGCGCACGAATCCACAGAATCTCTAGATGGCGATTACGGGCAGTACCCCGATCCATCGCAAATCAAATCGACCGCAGACTCACTTGCGCCAGTGGGGGCTTGCGTGAATCTTGGCGGCACCAAGGCTGCCTCCGAATTAAGAGTGGTCCCATGCGGATCACCCGAGAACAACTATCGGGTCGTGCAGAAAGTTCTCAAGCCCTCTGAGTGTGTCGCCGACGTGGATCAGCGGTACTACCAAAACCGCGCCTCCACCGGAGAATGGACGGCCTGCCTAGACTACGCATGGACGCGCGATAGCTGCCTGGGATTTCAAGGCTGGGAGGTATCAAGAGTTCAATGCCGCAACAATGAACCACAACGGCGCGAAAAGCCGCTCCGCATAGTCCTAAACGTGACCACGGCAAGTGCCTGCCCGACGGGCGGATTCGCCCACCCCGTGCGCCGGTTCACAGTCTGCACCGAAACCCAACGCTAGACGTCGCATCGGCAGGGATCGAACCTGCGACCTCCGACTTATCAGGTCGGCGCGCTAACCAACTGCGCCACAATGCGATACAAACCCCCCAACGGCGAAACCGCTGCAACGGGTGACCAATGCTGGGGGGAGTACGTTGCGCGGGCCGGACTCGAACCGGCGACCCTCGGCTTATGAGGCCGCGAAGCTACCAACTGCTACCACCGCGCACTAGCAAGCACAGATTGATAAGGCTCAACGCGCTGCACACAAAAGCCCTCGTTGCGGATTCGCCCCCGCACGGACCGAGCTGCCTAACGGACTCGAACCGTTAACCTCCGCATTACGAAAGCGGCGCTCTACCAATTGAGCTAAGGCAGCGTGCAACAAGTAGTCCGGGTGCGACTCGAACGCACACGCACCACATTTTGAGTGTGGCGGCTTTGCCAATTTGCCTACCGGACCAAGGAGCCTAACCGGCCCCAGAAAGCAACGCACGGGCATAATGCAAGTCCCGCAACGCATTCAACAAACCGCCGTCACCAACCGTGTACTCGCGCGCGAACTCGGACATACCGTCAGGGCGCTCGCCAGCCTCATACGAGTAGGCAGTCACCCGGATCAGTTCGTCAATCTGCTCAAGAGTCGGCAATGCAGCCCGCACGGGACCATCATCCGAGCCCCAACCACCATGACTCTTAACCACATTCGGCATGAAACAGCTCCCCCGCACGCTCCAATACAACATCACCAAGCCGAATCATGTCGTCACACACATCGCAACGACACTCGACATCAGACTTGTACTCGCTGCGGTTCACTCATCATCCCCGTAATCCTCAGTGCGAGCAGCAATAATCGACATCACATTGTCCGCGAGGATGTACGCACGAGCCCACTCGATCAAGCTCAAATACTCCGGCTCCTCAAGCTCGTCACCACCAGCAGCCTGCGACAAATCGACCACATGCAAATCGCCATCACCGTCGATGTACTTGATAATCCGAAGCTCGGAAACCATGATGTTCGATTCGTCGTCAAATTCAGACACTATGCAAACCAATCCCGAGACACCTTGTGCCTCGCCTTAACAACCACACGATCACCGAGCGTCTGATTGCACTTCAAATGCATCGACTCAAGGTTCCGGTGATCTGTCAACAACTTTGAGTCCGGCTGTAGCTTCGACACGGGAATCTTGTGGTTCGCAGACGCAGACCACGGATTCGCCTTCCGCGCATGACCTTTGCACTCATCCCCACACGTACGCGGAATCAGATGAGCTGTCTCCACCGTGTACCCGTCCGTCTTCACGAACTGGCAGATCGGTTTCAACGTCAAGTCGATCGCCTGGTGGCATCCCGCGCACACCTGAGACGCCCGAAGAGCCCGTTTCCGGGCTTTCAGGTAGTCAGCCTCCGTGCGGCCACTCCCACGCTTCCCAGCGTTCTTCCGGAGATTCCCCGGCATCGTCCCCCCATTCCGCTACGGCGTCGCGATGCAATCCCTTGCCGGACTTGCGTTCGCGGTGCCTGTTGCGGTGTGGTACAGCCGCATTGGATCGGCGTAGCTAAAGCCTGGCGCGCATACTGTCGCTAGCCATCACGCACTCAGCTCACGTCTTGCCTGACGCACATAGCGTTTCGCGTCTTCCTGCGGACAAAGCTCGCCTTGGTCCACGTAGAAGTATCCGTGGGTCTGGCAACTGTGGTTGTGGTCCCAACTACATGGGTCGTCATCAATGAGCGATTCAAGAATGTCCAGGACCCGTGTATCCGCGCCCATCAGAAGAAGTTCACAATCTTTGACCAAACGTACACAGCGCCAACAACAACGGCCAGACCGAGCAATCCGCCCAGAACGAAACCCGTAACGAACCCAATCATTTGATTGCCTCCAGCAGCTTGCACGCTGCATAGTCATGCGCCGACATATCAGACTCACTCACGCGCTTCACAAGCCGCATCATCTTGTCCTCCGGCAGCGTCACAAGAATCTGACGCTCCGGAATAGCCTTCGGCCTAGCCCCCGCCATAAAGCTGCCTCCACCAATCAGGGTTGCTGTCCCGGTACGCATTCCGGCCAGACCAGACCGACTTCACTGGCTCAACTTCGGGAAGGCAGCTCACAACAGCGGCTCCCGGTTGCGTCCACGCGAGGTAGGCGACAGCCTGCTCGCGAGTGATTGGCTTATGCCCGTACACCAAGACCGGCCCGCCAACCATCAACCCAATTCGCCACCGCTTCGCCCGCTCAATGTCCACGGTACTTCACCATCAACGCATCCAAATCAGCACGCGCCGTTGAATAGTCACCCATCACCCGCAGCATCAACGCCGTCATAGGATCAAAAGGCAGATGGCTCACACGCGGGTAAACCCACACGCTACCCAGACGATTCGTAGTCATCGTTTCCCCAATTGAGTAGATCAGCCACCGGCATATCGCCGATGCCCTCCAAGACACCGCGCACAATGTTGTAGCCATCCAGTCCAGCCCTAAGCGGGTCGATACCGGCGTTCAACAGGTATTCCGTTACGCCGGTGGTCAACTCAACTAGTTTCTCTGGAACCGACCCTGCCATGGGTGGACCACTCACGCATACCCCTAACGCGATTCACTCAACACCCGATACGCGGTAGCGCGACTGATACCTAAGGCCTCAGCGATGGTCGTCACAGGCTCGCCCTCCGCTCGCATCCGATGGGCCAACCCGGCTTTCTCCGTGCTCAATGCCTTGGGCCGACCAATATGCAGCCCACGCGCTCGCCGGGTTTCAAGTGCCGAAAGATAGCGCTGCCGCATCAATTCGCTTGGCCTCCCTGCGATGTTGTAGCGAGGGTTCTCCACTCGTATGGCCTGCAACTCGGCATCAAGCAGGCTCGAACGACTCGGGAAGTGCTCCATAGTCACGGACGCCACTTCGCGCCACCAGTTCTTGCCGTTCGCATGAGCGTTCAACCTGTAACCGGGGTTGCATGTGACGCCGACATAAAGCAGTTCTCCGCAGGCTGACCACATTCGATACAGAACATGCGACTCGCTCTCTACCATCACACCGGCCTCAGCTCGGTAGTCGAAACCCGCTTAGCGCCAGTTGAAGTAGAGTTGCAATCCTTGCAACGCCACATCTGAAACAACCCAGCGTTCGTCGCACGGAACTTCACACCGTCACGCTTCAAGTCCGTACCGTTGCACTTCGTGCAGTGCATCAGCCCATCCTCGTTGCGTTCGTACAACGCGAGATTCACGTTCAAGTACGGCAACTGGACATCAAACAGACGCTCCGTCAACTCCACATCGTGGATGTTGTATTCCGCCATCAGCTTCTCAGCCGCGCGCTGTTCTACCCGCGTACCGTGCCGAATGTCATGCCACAGATCGGCTCCGCCGTGCGGCACTTTGCGATCCTTGAGAATCATCCGCGACGACCAATCGAGCTTCATCGACATCAAGCCGCCCTTGAACCACCGCTTCACCGTCTTGATCAAGTCCACAGACTTGTACGGCGTCGGACGGCCCAAGCCGAGACGCACAAACTCAGCCTCGAACCACTGCACGTCGAAACGGTCACCGTTCCACGTCACAACAATGTCAGCCTTGTTCAACAGGTCCCAGGCCGCGCGCATCATGCGCAAGTACGCGTCCGGATCGTTGTCCCTCCAAGCGGCTTTGAAAATCACCTTGTCGTCGCCGCGCCACTTCGCCGCGAAGCAGAGCACGCGGGTAGGTGTCAGCACCCTGTCAATGTGGATGAACGGGCGAAACAAGCTGAACGTCTCGACAATGGCGCGCTGCGTCTCAATATCGAGTACCAGAATCTTAGCGGCCATAAGCGGCCACCTTCTGGGAGTCATGCGGGGCAAGGACCACCGCTTCCGACTTCTGGGCATTATTGAAGAAATGCACGTTGAGTTCGTGGGTCACTATCCCCTGCTTGCGCTCAACTAGAGCAATCTCGCGATCCACGTACCACTTCGCCTTGCGAAGGTCCTGAATCTCAGCCTTCGGGTCCTTCTTACCGGCGCGCGCAATGTACTTCACCGCGTTCCCGCGATTGAAATTCAGATTCTCTGTGATGTCGATAACCTCGGCACCGTTCGAGAAGCCATCTTTGTAGTGCGACGGATTAATCGCGTCTGACATGCAAAATTCCCCCGACCCAGCGCAACACATCGCACAACCGGGAAACCGGGTCGATGGAACGCGGCAAGGCGTTAATTAGGTGCAGCGCCAACACAATGGGCACCACACGAGCAGTGACCGGACTCCGCAACAGATAGCGGTCCCAGCCCTCACTAAGAAGTTCGTTATCCGGCGCGGCCACCTCATAGGCGACAATCGCCCCGAGCAGCGCCAGCCATGCACTGTCTGCTGGCTTCACAATCCCCCCGAAGTTAACCGCTGGCGTCCCGGCGCGCGCGGGAACATCGGGACGCCAGCGAGGCGCAGCCAGATCCGCTCACGCGGGCGCGCCAAACCTCACAACACCTCCGGCAACTCAGTCACCGCAGCGATACCCGTCCGGCACGACACGCACACCCGGTTACCCGTCCCCCACGTCTCCGTGTTCTCCGGCGTATAGAGATGCCCGTTCCGGCAGCGGTTAACCCGCGTCAACACTTCCTGCTCATCGCCGGTCCACCACTTGAGATTCACCAGCCGGTTATCCGCAGGATCACCATTCAGCCACCGAGGCACCGCCCCATCGGGCCGTGGGCCGACGAACGTCGCCAACACCAACAGATGCACCGCGTACGGGCGTCCAGCGGCTTTCACACGCTTACAGCCCCGCTCGTCCGTCCACTCGGAAAGTTCCCTACGTGGACCCCGCACCTTGCCCTGATCGCTGCATTGATACCCGGTCAATTCGGCAATAGGAATGTCTGCCCACATTTGGATAGAATTTTCCCCTCTTTTATGTTAGCGCGCTTACAAGTTCCCTTTAAGTCGCTGCGCAATCAGATCGAGGGAGCGCGCAATTTCCATCAGAACGACCAGCTTTTGCCCCTCCACACGCCACTGCTCATTCACCATGGTCACGTTGTTCCTGTAGGTGTCGCTGCTATCGACGCCTACACGAAATATCTTCTTCTTCTCCATTGCTATCCATTCTTGTTCGCGTTGTAGGTAAGCACGTCTCCGAGACGAAACAGCGTCCGGCCATTCGCAGACTTATGCCGTCGAATCTTCTCCGGATGACGGCGCGCCCAATCGCGCACATTCCACACCGAGATACCGAAACGGTCCGCAATATCACCGGCAGACATCATGGCGTTGACATCGACAATCGAGTTGTCCGAAATCCACGGTTGCCCGTAGTCGGCCATCAATTTGTCGAGTGACAAGCACTGATCTAGGTCTGCTTCTGCTAGAGCGTTTCGGTAGTGGTCGATTATGCGTCGGTATCGGTCATCTTTGGTGTCGTCCGGCCATGGCCATTTACCCGCCATTGACCTTGACGTAGCTGGTGACAGTGACCGTCTTCTCAACGGGCATCACCTCATACGGCATAGGTTCGCCGTCGTTGAACGCGTCCACATCCTGGTACTCGGTCAAACCCTGCTCGTAGTCGTATCCGTAGTGCTTCCCCGAGGGGCCGCGCGCGACAACCAGATTGGTTCGCGACCAACGACGGTCCTCCCCCTGCTCGACATGCACCACCTCGAACCCGTCAAACTGGTCCCCGGTGTTCGACAGCGCCCAACTGTCTTCGGACAGGATCGCTTTCAGGTCATCAATCTCAGCCATGACTCCCCTTAGCCCGCAGTCAGCAGCACGAACGCCAACGCGCCCAGAATCAGGATCAGCACGAACACACACGCCATCAGGACTCACCCCCATAGCGCTGCGTCCACGAACCAATCTCAGGCATCGTCTCGTCAGTCACGGAACGGTATGCCGGTGCCGCGCCATCGGTGTCAATCAGCAGCCACTTGCCCGGCGCGTACGCGAACGCGAACTTGGTGCCCGACTGGCGCAACGTGCCCACCGGGTTGCCCCGACGAACCGCGTTGATAGCTTCCACAATCGCCGCCACAAGCCCCGCCGTCGTCTGCCCACGGCTCACACTCGCAGCCTTCTCCGCAGCCCTACGTTCGATCTCAGACAGCTTCACGACCGCCTTAGAAAGTGCACCCGGCGCGAGCTTCGCAACCGGGCCGGTGGCCATCTTCAACGCGCCAACCGCGTCGAGTACGCGGCCACCGGAATAGTTGTAGCCTCGATACGTCATTCATTCCCCCTTAGTTAGACGCGCGTCAGCCGCAACGTCTTTCGCTTGCAACAGTTCGGCGGCGGTCAGGGGCCGACCGACAACCTCACGTCGCCGGTACAGCTCCCGATACCACCCCAAAACCTCAGCCACGTAAGCCAGATAGCCCACTACGCCGCAGCCTCCATATCCAACTCGCCCTTGTCGAGCGCCTTAGTCTCGTGCTCCAAGAACAGCGGAGACTTCGCCTTGTAGATGCGCGGCACCTGACCCTCAACACGGACACACACGCCCTCATCCACAGACGTTGGATTCGACAGCGGCACAGGAGCATCCGGGTACGCCAAACCGAATTCGGCAGACGTGTGGAGCGCCGCGAAGTTCTGATCCAAGTACATGTCCGTGTACATCTCGATCAGGTCTTCGTCGTCCACCTTGTCGCGCGAAATGATCTGCCCCTCCCACAGGGTGGGGGCCACCTTGACGCCGATCGCGGCTGCGAAGTCCTTGACGCCCTGCCATGACAGATCAGCGATGACGCCCTGGCCGTTCACCGTTGCCACCCGGTAGACGTACAGTTCCACGTCTCCCGGCTTCACGTTGTACGTGTAGCCCTTCTGGATTGGTGACTGCGTGTCCGTCCAACCGACCAGCTCGCCGTAGACCATGAAGTTCTCCGGAATCCGGCCTTCAATCGTCTTGCCGAACTCCGTCCACACGTCGCTGTCGTAGTAGTGGTTGTTGTCCGAGCGTCCCTTGATCACACGCCGTGAACCAAACACGTCCTCGTACTTGGTGTCTGGCGTCGGGATGCGCAGCCACTTGTTGACCACGACCCGCTCAAGCCAGCTCTTCTCGCGCAACGCCGGGACGCGGCCACCGCGCCAACTCGTGCCGTGCAACTTCTGCGTCACGATGACGTGCTTCGGCTCACGGAATGCCTGTAGATTCCGGAACAGCTGCTCAGTGTCCAGATGCATCGGGAACAGCTTCTGATCGACGCGCTGCCGGATCTTCGGCGTTGTGCGCGGGCCTGCACCCGGCTTGGTTGGCACCTCGTACTTGCGGCAGATCGTGCGACCGTTCAGCTTATCGAACGTATCGCCTACCTTGAGCGTGCGGACATCAATGCCGCTGTACGCCAACGACTCAAGAGGCATCAGGAGTGCGTTCGACGTATTCTTGCGTAGCCGGATCGCGCGCACGCGGGCGTTCGTTTCGAGATAGCCGGTCTCGTTGGCGTCCCGGTTCAGGGTTGCCTCACGGAACAGGTTGTTTTCGCGCGCATACTCGGCGTCGAGCTGCGTTTCAGCAGTGAACAACACCTTGAGGTCACCGGCTGTCGCCCCGGTCTTCTGCGTGAGTGCCTGGTATCCGAACAGTGGTACCGCTACCAGGTTGTCCAGCCCGACCACGGAAAGCGGTTCGGGAATCTGGACAATGGTCGCGGCATAGTTTGCATTTACTGGTGGCTCAATACTCGCCATCTTTGTCCAATCGCATTACCGTGACAGTTTCGTCGTCATTTACTTCGATGACCAGACACGGATCGGTCTCGCGATCGGCGCGCCGGTCAAATCGAACTATCCATTTCTGGTCTGCTTCTCCGCTGAATGCGGAAGCGCAAAGCTCCCATTCGCGTAGCCCATACTCGGCAGTGATCCAGAGTTCACGTGCATTCAAGTAGTCCGTCCGCGCGATTACTAGGAACTGAGCACGTACGTTGTAGGCGTCGTATTCCTCGTTGAATGCGCCCTCGAACTCAACCAAATCATCCGAGCATCCATAGACTCGTAGCTCTTTCATCAGTCCCACTCCACGGCCAGCGAGTAATCCCAGTGACAGAAGTTGTCCAAGAACTCACGCATCGCCGTCATGTCGCCCTCGGCCTCGAAGCGCCGCAACTGGTCGATGTACTCCGGCTTAACGTTGTCCAGGCTGAAATGCCCAACAATCCGCGCCATTAGAACGGCGCGGCATCCGACGCGCCGGAACCCCAACCGTCGTCCTGGCGTGGCTTACGAGCACGTACCGACTTACCCACGAAATCCGCCTCGACCTCGTACGCAGTCCGCTGAACGCCGTCCTTCTCGTACTGGCGCTGCTTCAACCTCCCGACCACGATCACCTGGTCGCCCTTACGCAGCTCGTTCGCCGCACCCTCGGCCAGCTCACGCCACACCTGCGCCCGCAAGAACGTCGTGTCGCCGTCCTTCCACTCCTGCGCCTGCTTGTCATAGATACGTGGCGTAGACGCCACAGAGAACTGTGCAACCGATACACCGTTAGGTGTCTGGCGCAGCTCCGGATCAGCAGTCAAATTACCGATCTGGTAAATGGTTGCGTCAGGCATTACTTCTTCTCACTTTCCGCTTTCATGACGCAATACCCCTCGTAATCAGATTGCGTCAAAGTTGTTGCACACTCAGAATTGGTGCAATAAATCGTTCCCGACCCAACCCACGTCCCCAACGTTGGTAGATCGCATTCCGGGCAAGGCGCTTTCCGCCTCTCCCAGACCTTGCCTAAACCGACAACGGCATCCGCGCTCGAATGAACCCTCCGGATGTCCAATGCCCGCTGCACGCCCGTCAAATAGACCACCTTGAAAGCGGCATCCAAGAACTTGTCAGCAGGACGCTGCACCAAGTCACGGACCAACGCGCCGTAGCCCCCGGCCACCGACACAACCTCATCAATCGAATCGATCAGATCCGCAACCTTGACGTTGTACGGCGTGGACGGCTCAGCCGTCATACTCACTTTCGACTGCAAAGCAGTCTTAGGCGACGACCCGAGGAACACGCGCAGCGCGTCCCGATAGGTTGGCAGCTCGTCTAGGCACCGCTGAATGTCCCGAATACAGCCGGTGCACAACGTGTCCGGCTTCGCCGTGATGGCGGGTCCGGTACTCGTTCGCGATACACACTGCTTACGGGACAGGCAAGAGTGCTCTGTCATGTCTCCTTCGTGAACTCCAACAACCCCACCAGTCCAGCCAGCGCCTTCACCGGGTCGTGATCAGTCCAAAACAGCTTTGGGCGGTCGATCACATACGCGGCATATCCGGCTTGCTCATCCGTCCAAATCACCCTGAATTCAGGCACTCGCAACCCTTTTCGCTTCCCGTGACGCACGTTTCGATCGGGCGGTTGCCTCGTTGAAACAGCCCCGGCACCGGACACCGCCCGTGGCTAGCTGCACCACGTTGTGGCCGGTCATTTCATGGAACCCGTTGCGGCACAGCTTCACCCCGCCGCGCTCATCGGCCCGCAACTGCTCGCGCTCAAGCTCGGTGAATCCTCCCCACACACCGGACATTCGTTCGTTGTGTCGGCGCTCCCAGTTCATCGCATAGTCTAGGCACGCTTGCTTTTCCGGGCAGCCCGCACAGATCAGCTTGGCCTTGGCGCCGCTTGAACCCGCTTTCGGATGGAAGTCGGACAGCGGCTCATACCCCTTACATACGGCTAGGGGTAGTTCTGGAATGTCCAGTTCAAGGAGTGTCCGTTTCCGGTGCCCGAGGTTGATGCCCGATACCGAGGTGCCGAGTACGTCCAGGCCGGAAAAGAAGCTCTCGCGCGCATCGAACATGACCATCTATGCAGCCGCCTTATCCATCAGCGCCCGCGCATGGGGCGACATCCCGCCGCGTACACCGAACCGGTAATCGCGCTTGATGCCGCGTTCGTCCTCAAGGGCCTCGTCTAGGCATTCCTGTCTCACTTCGCAGAGGGCGCAGATCCGTTTGGCCTCATTGAGACCTTGGCCGCGTTCGGGAAAGAACACGTCTTGGTCAATCTGCTGGCATATCGCGTCATCGCGCCAGTTCCGTTGCATTTTCAACTACCTTTATCTCGATACGCGGTTGCTTTGGTTGCGTGCTATCTATTGACATGCGAACTTCGGTCACCCAGTTCGCATCGTCGCCAGGCCAGACACCGGCATCGACCATTCCGTCGAGTGCGGCTTTTGTGAATGGCCCGAGTGAATCAACGTCTCGTTTCCGTTTGTCTGGTACGAACCATTTGACGGATACGATTGACGGTCCTAACCCCCGAATGCGCGCAGTCCGGGCCAGCGTCGCGACCAGTATTCCTACTTGGTGTTTCGCTGCCCGGACTTGCGGCCATGTCCACCTGCGCTGGTCGTTGGCCAGCATGGGTGGTCGTTTTAGGGGCACCGTGATTTGGTGCTCCAATTTCCCCCAATTGCCCCTTTTATCTCAGCAACGAAACGCTGAGCTTGTTCCCGTCGTATGTTCGACGGATGAACCTTCCACGGCTCCAGGCGACGACATGCCTTGGGTATTCCCAAGGGGACTGGAGCGTCGCCGCGATCACGCTATCTAGATCGTGCTTAGCCATATCGATCACTCCCCATACTTGCCGTACAACAGCTTGCGCAACCGCTCTTCCGGACCAGTAGCAGACTCCCGAAATTCCTTAACCGCCGCTTTTAGCTCGGGATCGGAGTCGTCCAGGTCGTCTTCGGTCAACCCGTATTCAAGAATGGCCTCAGAGATACCGCCCTCCCATTCCACCTTGGAATAGAACTCTTCCGGTGTGTAATTGCCCATCAGAACCCCCGCTTTCCCAATTCAATGATTACCGTTTGCGAGTCATCGCGATTGTCCGAACGTGTGATCACCCGATCTGACGCGCCGAGACCGTGGACGGTCAACGTCTTGGTCTTGCGGTCATAAGTGAGACCGGCGTCGCCGTCCAGAGGGATCGCCATGCCGTCGCCCGTGATGCTTATCGTCATCAGAAGTCCCCCGGCTGTACCTGCAAGCACTTCAAACCCAATGCCCGCCAAAGGTTCACAACCTGGTCACGGTCATCCAGCACGAACCGCACGTTGTACTTGCCCCGGATGTGCGCGTTGAACAAGTCGTACTTCACCCGATAATCAGGTAGCTTGTTGCCGTTCCCGTCCTTGGCCCCGGTAGGCCGCATGTGCAGCTCATCAAACAGAATCCCGTGGTACTCCAGCCATTTCACCGTTTCGTCCCGGCAACTATCGTCGCGGCCAGACACGAACAGCACCATGACGCCCTTGCGGAACATCGAGTTGACCAACCAGCGCACCTGCTCGTCCACGGTGTCGGTGTGCACCTGCGTGTAGTCATACGGTGAGCGCCCATCCATGTGGGCGACAGTGCCGTCAATGTCCACGATGATGGCCGTAGGCAGGTCCTCTACCCACTCGACCGGCTCTGGCGTGAACGTTTCGACCTGAGTCACCTTGGGCCAGTTTTGAATAGGGTGGCGCTTGGCCATCCGCTCAATCACTTCGCCGCCTACGTGACGCTCACCCCGAGCTTTACGCAACACATCATTGGCCGCAGACTTGAGCGCGCTGGTGGTGATGTCCACTACCTCGAACTTGGCCCCGTACTGGGCAGCCATCTTCGCCCACTTACGCAGCCAACGCGGCTCCAGATGCGTGGCGTCCACAACCACCGACGTACCAGACTGGAGTAGCGCGTGAACTTGCGCCCGCTCGGCGGTCGTAACCTGGTCCTCACACTCCGCCTTGCCGGTGTGATAGTTGTCGTGCAGCATCTTCCGCAGGTCATCGCGGCAGACCCGGACAGCTCCGGACTGGGCCGCTATCTCCTTGGCCTTGGTCGTTTTTCCGCTGCCGGGGTATCCGCGCATAGCCGTAAGTTTCAGCGCCATCATTTCCCCTTCCATATTGGATGCTCTGACTCGAATGAGGTTCCGTAACCACATTCGGTGCACTTGCCGCTGTAGCTCACAGTGACGGTTCCTGTTTCCGCCCCGTAGATTTCGTAGTCCTCACGGAACGTGCGCTCACGGGCAGTCAGGGTCTTCGCCATCGCTTCATCGGCGACAGCGCGAAGGCGTTCGTATTCCTCGCGGGAGACCCTGCCGTATGCCGCCGCAAGCTCTGCACGTGTCACATCACTCTTTGCCTCGGCGGCGATGTCGCAGCCCTTACAGGTCGTCCAGTTGTCGGCACTCATCACTGCCCCGCTAGTACGTTCCGGACATCCGAGAAGGTCTGGCGCTTAATAAATTCGCCGTCTTCCCAGACTGGCTGTAGCAGACTGTTCATTTCGGCGAACTTCTCCGCTCGCTCGACAAGGAACATCTGCCCACCGAATGCCTTGGCCTTGTGCAGCACTGCCAGACGCCCCGTAGCCGACTTCTTCGTCCCGTCATCAGTAACCGGGTCCTTGAGCAGATTCACGCCCTCACCGTCAACCTCAGCCCACGTGGCCTTCATCGCAGACCCGAACGTATCCCGTGTGTTGTACTGATAAGTGAAGCTGCCGACACCGAACACGACATTCGTTGAAGCCCAACGCAGCCGCGCCATGTGCTCGGTGATCGACCGGGCGCGGTCCAGCGTGATCGAATCCCCGTAGATTGCACCGACCTTCGGATTCAACTCAATGAATCCGGCATCGTTGACTTCACCGCCGAACACGTCGTACAACTGGTGAATCACACCCCACCACTCCGGCGAACGTGACATCGCTTCCGAATTGCCGCACAAGATCTTCTCAGGATCACCCGAGTCAGGCCGGATCACCACCTTGCCTTCGCGGGCAAGAATCTTGTCCCGCAGCGCCGGAAGGTACTCGGTGAGCACACGCCACAAGTCGAACGTGTCCGCAACCACCGACAAGACCCCAGTCGGATACAGATCCAAGAGACGCGAGAATGTCTCCAGCTCGCCTACGGCCTCTATGCCGGTGCACATGACCGAATGCTCTGTCGCCGGAACACTGCCCGCCACGTAATCGCCGCCGTAGTAGCGGTCAATCCAGTCCAGCGATACCAGCGAGTCCGTGCCCGAAAACGACAGCAGGTGCGCCGCACCGGAAGCCGCTGCCGACTCGTGCGAGGACATGCCCCGGTACGAGAAGTCATGGCACTGCCAGTCAACCGCAGCCAAGTCACTGCCGGACCGTTCCGCCGCCGCTTCGAGCACCTTGCGATACTCGCGGGCGATCGTTGCCGAGGTAGATGCCTGCCAAATGCCTGCCGACAGGCCGGTTTCGACAAAGTTGGTCAGCCAGTAGAAATCCGGGTGCGTGTTCTCCACGGTGAACGACGGAACACCGATAGGCACTAGTGTCCCCTCGGGTACCGCACAGAACCGTAGCGGCAGATAGCCTTTACTGTGCAAAGCGCGAATGTGCTCACTACCGATAGCTTTCGCAGCGTCCGGCCCTAGAACCTGCGCTACGCGCGCCTCGTACAGGCGACAAGCGTGGCCTTTTCCTGAGCTAAAGAACGGCTCGAACTCGTCCATCAAGTACCGCTGAATGTAAGCCTGCAACCCGAAATGCACGACCTTATCGACACCGGGAATCCGGCTCTTTCGGTTCGTGTAGTTCGAGTACACGCGAGTGACCTTCCCGGCAAGGTCGTACTGGCGCTTGTGGTCCAGTTTGTATGCGTCCGTGTGAAACAAGGGCGCGACGGGTGAGTAGTCAATCATCATTTCGTTCAGTCCATTTCGTTGTCGCGATCCATCCACACACGAACCCGAGCAGCGCAGAACCGAGAATTAGGACGGCGACGCCTGCGAACAACACCTCAGGCATAAGACGCCTCGCGTACTTGCTGCTTGGCTGATTTGACTTCCGGGGGTGGCAGCTTCCCGAGCACGCCAGCGGCGAACGATGCGTACCGGAACTGTAGGGAATCCGGCAGGGCGTCGAACGTGGGTACGCCATCCAAGGATGGGACGTACTGTTTCATCAGCGTCCAACCCCGGCAAGCTGCCGCATAGCATTCGCCGTCGAGCCGTTCTAGCTTCAACGCGTGCAGCGTTTCGGCTTTCAACCACACCTTGACGTTCTGTTTCCAGAGCCGTTCAGCACCCAACCAACGTTCAATGGTTCGGTACTCTTCGAGCTTCTGACGGGCTACAGCTTCCGTCATGTCGTAACGCTGCAAGAGCTCGTGCGCGTTGACAATCCGTTCAAGTTGCCAGTACTCAAGTTCGCTCATCGGAAGTCCTTCATGTTGTGGAACATGTAGCCGTAAACCGGCACAGTCGCCCACGGACGCACCGTGCCCCGGCTTGCGCCGGGATGTGAATCCGTCGTGTAGATCCGCTCGTAATTCGCGTGCAGATCTGACGCCTTGCCAGAGAAGACCCCATGGGTAATCCAGATCCCGAGGTGATCCCGGCTCAGACCAGTCGCCTCAGCGAGCCCCGCGAAAGTTCTACCGCCGTCACAAATGTCATCCACCACCAGGTACTTGCCCGATGACGGCAACTTCTCCGACATGTGAATGTCAACGATCCGGCCAGTCTCAAAGTCGCGGACCTTATCGGCGCGGTACAGGTCAACCCCGAGCGCCTTCGCCGCCTTCATCGCCCGCTCCACAGCACCCTTGTCCGGCGCAATCACCGCGTCATACTTGGTGTTCATGATGGAGCGCTGCATCAACGGCACAGGGTCAAGGACGGTCAGTTCGTCGTAGCATCGCTCGGCTACCTCGGAATGCGGGTCCACACAGATAACCTGCTCAGGCTCCATGCTGTTCAGCAGCTTTGCGTATGCCGCAACCCCAAGCGGGATACCGCGATCCGCTCGCGCAGCCGGAAGGTACGGCAGCATCACAACAAGAGGCCACCAGTGCGCCTGCGCCACGTCCGCGTACAGCGCAGCGGTGATCAAGTCCTCCGGCTCCGCGCCACGAATGTCCGCGATCAGCTGAACCGGCTCGCCCTCGAAACGCTCAACATCGCGCAAATGCAGCTCGCCGCCAGGGAACTGGAACACGTCAGCGACCTCGTACACAGTGCCGTGATCACCAACCAGAGCCTTCAAGGAAATGGTCATTGCTCATCACCTGCCGCCGCGTCGTAGCCCTCCGCGATCCCCTCAGCGAGCGCCAAGAAGAACGCGGTTGCCGTCTCCACAAGGCCCTCAGCGAGGGCGCGCACAGCCTCGACGGACCGCTCAGTGAGCGTCGGCAAGTCGGGCATTTCACCCACTGGAACATCGTCCCCGTCAAGGGGATTGAAAATTCCGTTCATCGTCCGAAAACCTCCAAGAACCAGCTACGAATACTGAGACCGCATCGGACGCATCAGCCCAATCACGGCATTGATCGATTACGGGGCAGCGCTCACAGATGCTCGCCATGTCCACATCATCGGAATCGGACAGCCACTCTCTACGGCCCGTGAATCGGGCATCGCCTTTGCAGATGGCTTGCTTCGTCCAATGTTCGGGACTGACCGACATCAACGCGCGAATCTCACGTGTCATTCGGAAATCCGCGCGTACTGCCCTTCAAATTTGAGCAACATATCCCCCGTCTTGCCCTGCCTATTCTTGCCAACGATCATGGTCACGTAACCGGGCTCGTCTTCGTCCTGGTGCAGAAGCAGAACGCAATCACTATCCTGCTCAACGGCTCCGCTCTCGCGTAGGTCAGAAACAACCGGTGCGCGAGGCTTTCCGTCTTTCAGCGGGCCACGATTCAGCTGTGCCGCAACGATTACCGCCGCGTTCAACTCGCGTGCCGCGATCTTCAATGACCGGCTCAGGTGCGCTACCTGCTGTTCACGCACCGCCCTGCGGTCCGATGGCTCAATGAGCTGCAAGTAGTCCACCACGATTACGTCGAACGGTCCGGCAGCGCGACAGTGGGCAATGATCTGCTCGACTGTGATTGTCTCCCTGTCGATTACCTGCAAGGACACGCCCTCGTTCTCCTTGGCGTACCGCTCGATCCTGTCGGACATCTCCAAGTCGATCTGCTTCTTGATGAGCCGGGTTTGATTGACCCGCGCCCCCTGCGCAATCAACCGTGTGGTGACCTCAGCGGCACTCATTTCGAGTGAGAAGACCGCCGTCTTGTAATCCCAGTGCGCGGCAAACGCTGCCATGTTCAACAGGGCGACGCTCTTACCGACTCCGGGCCTTGCCCCCACGGTGTATAACCTTCCGCGCTGCAACCCACCAATAAGCCTGTCGTTCAGGGCATCCCAAGGTGTGGGGATGGCTGGAACCGAGTCGGAATTCAGCGATTCCCGAAAGTTCTCTACCAGATCATCGAATCCGATCGCCCGTTCATCTGACTTGTGCAGTTCCCGAAACCACTTCTCGCCCTGCGCAAGCGCCGCCTCCGCGTCTTCGGTCCTAAGGTCGTTTGACGCGAGCTGTTGCAGCCGGACCCCAAGCTCCCCCATCTTTCGCAGCTTCGCCTTGGACACAACGATGTTCGCGTAGTGTCCAGCATTCGCCGCAGTCGGCACGGTCGAAATCAAGGTATGTAGATACGGTGCACCACCAACCTTGCGCAGTAACCCTTGCTTGTCCAGCTCTGCGGCCACCGTTACAGCGTCAACCTCATCGCCGCGCATCCACACGTCAACGATGGTTCGGAACACCGTCGAATGGTTAGGTCGGTAGAAGTCTTCCGCCGACATTCGCTCCACCACATCGGGTATCACCGCCTTGGACAGGAGCATTCCACCTAGTACTGACTGTTCGGCGGCAACATCATTTGGGGGTTGTGGACCGTAGTCGTCGGTCACTTAATCCTCTCTCGAATGCCCAGCATCCAATCCCGTTTGGCCTGGTGAATGAACGCATCGCGGTCAACGTCATCGGGAATGTCCGGCAAGGTGAACACGAAACCAAACTGTTTGAGCGGAGACACCTTTCCGGACCGCCAGCAATCGCGAAGCACGTTCATCACGTTCTGCGACCGCTGCGCCTCCTTCATCGCCTCAGAGGCCAGGTTCGGCAGCAGCGACGGCGATAGATCCTTGGCACACCACAACCCGAGCGCGCGTTTCACGATGTCGCGGTCAATGCCCTCAGCGAGCAGCGTGGTCGCCTGACGCACGAGCTGCTTCCGGATTGCAGACGGGTGGGACGCCGGTACAGCCTCGCGCACCATGTCGCCCGCGATACTGTCCGCTTCCACGTCGTCGTTCCAGTGCTCGTAATCGTGGAACCTGTAGCCGTGCTGAGTCTTAACCCACAGACGGGCCTTGACCAGGGCGTCAATCTCGTCCTGTGTGCCCATTTCCAACGCGTCCGGCGCGGGCACGTACCCGGCCTTGCGGTGATCACGGCACCAGGAGTTCGCGCGCGCCCACAGTCCGAGCGCAGCGTTCCCGGCTGCCTTCGCTTTGTCGTGATCCCAGAACTTCCGATGGATTCTGCCGTTGTCGCTCACGGGTACTTGGCACCCACTTTGTAGCGGTCGTATTCCTCGCGAGTCACAGAACGCCAGCCCTCGTCGCGGTCGTTCTTGAGCCGCAGTTGGTAAGACTCCGGCCAGTACGTCGGCGTCACAATCGGTACGCAGACCCGGCTTGGTGGAGTCCCGCTGCATTGGGTCGTGGTGTTGTACTGAGTCCACGCCGGGTGGTAGCTCTTGTCGGTCACGGTGCCGTACTTGATTTGCGAGCACCCGGCCAGGAGCACGCAGCTAGCCAGTACCGCTAGTGCCTTCTTCCACATTCGTAACGGTTCCTTCCGGGGTTAGAAGCACCCATGTAGAGCCGCGCCATAGCAGCGGCACCTCAGCAGGGTTCAGCCATAGCCGGACGTGCCAGCCCAGCGACGCCGCCTTATCGGGGTAGTGCTCGAACAGTCCGTGACATCCGGTTACGCCGTCGCCACACACCGCGACGATGTTCTCCGGGCTCCAGACGCCGCCCTGGCCGCGTTTCAGCCGGTGGTGCATGGTGAGCGGTCGCCAGCTAGTGTGCGGGCGGCAACAGCGTTCACAGAAGCCTTCCGAGCGGTCATATACGGTTCGGCGGCACTGTTTCTCGTTCACCGCATGGTCGCGATGACGCCCAACTCATCGAACACGCGCTGTGCCATGGTTGCGCGGTGCGCAATGATGTTCGCACCACGGACAACTGCGCGTGGCGCGTCATACTGTCGGCCCATGATCACGTACTCCACATACTCGTGCGCGGCACGCGTCATGTCTTCGGTCCGGATCAACTGCACTTCAACTTCCTTGTCGTGCAGCACAACCGTCCAGTGATGCCCATCCGGGGCTGCGGGCATATCCAAACTCACCATTCTCCCCTTCCTGCAACCTGGTACGCCTGGCGCACTGATACGCCGATAGACCGGATCGCGTCTAGCTTCTGCTCCAACGCCTTGTTCGTCTTGTCGGCCAGCCTGTACGCCACATCTGCCGCATCGCGTGCGATACGTTCGGTTTCCGTGTCCAGTTCGGCTTGATATTTCTTCGCGTGCGCAGGGCCGTCACACCGCATGTACGCCCGCGCGTACGCCAAATCGAACTCACGGTCTGCCGTCAGGTAGGCGTCGTAGGCGCTCGACGCCTTGTTGACGCCCCGCGCAATCTCGTTGACCGTTTCGTTGATCGTTTGTTCTACCGAGACCGGATTCCAGTCACTCAATGTCCCCCCGCTCGCTCAAATCCTCTGTACTGGTAGCGCATTCCACCAGCGCCGCTTATCTCCCCAATCAAGGCACGGCTCACACACCAGCCAATGATCGAAATGGCCCACCGCGAACATTGCGGTCCGGTCAGTGCATTCCTCGCAAGGCAGCGTCAGCCCTGGTGAGGTGGCCAATGACCCCACCAGGGCACCGAACGTGCTCATTTCGTCTTGAATCCAGACACAAGCCCGCCCACAAGGCTGTTCGTGAACGCGATCACCTCGTCGGGCGATGCCTCACGCAACTGCTTGCCCGCACTGCCCTTCTCGAATGCCTTCGCGACCGCACCCAGATCCCAGCCGTTCTCCGTCGCGACTGCCTTCAAGTCCTCGCGCTCCTGCTTGGACTCGGCGTTCTCGGGAGGCAGCTGGTGCTGGACCGGCTTGCCCTCAGCGCGTGCCGCTGTCGCCGGAGTCGCGCGCTCATGTGAACTCGCATCCGGCTCAGGATCACCCGTCGGAATGGTCAACGCCTGCAACAGGAACGTACGCAGCGCAACAGAATGCGCCTTGGACATCGCCTTGTCGCCGGAGTCGGCCGCCTCACCGAACACGCTGCCGGTGAATGAATCCCCTTGCGGCCCGTACACGGTGTAGGTGACCTGCACTACGCGGTTAAGCATCTGCCCGCCACTCTTCGTGGTGTACCGCTCTGCCTCGTGCTCGAATGCGGTGGGCACCACCGCCACACCGTGCTTGCGCAGTACCGGGCCAACAGCATCCAACACCGCGTCAATGCCACGGAAGTTGAAGTTCTGCTGTGCGTTGCGCGATTCCTTACCGATGGACTGCACGTCGTTCATGACCGCGTTCCAGGCATGGAACACAGTCGGTAACGGCCAATTGAGTGGTGGCGCTTCCGCCTCCTTGGCTTCCGGCTCGGACGGATCGTCCTCCGGATCAGCGGCCTTCTTCGCCGTTCGACGCCGCGTCGTCGTCGCTGTCGTCATTTTCTCCCCTTCGGATCACCAGGCATGGTCACGTAAGACCAATTCCTTCGGATCAGATTCCTTGCGCGAAAACCACTTACGCACATCTTCGACTTGTTTGCCGATCTTTGCTGCACGCAACCCCAATTGCAGATCGATCCAGTAGAACCGCACCTCTGCGGCATCGTTCATGATCGGAAAGTGCACCATCACACCCCAATCCGTGTTGATGCGCTCATGCAACTCGGTGCGGGTATTCGTCTCTTGGTCGTAGCGTTTCCCGGTCCCGTAAGCCGCCAACTGGCACGTAACACTCATCGGACGTTTTGAGTCCCAGCGACCAGTCTTGAGGTCGCCCACACACACGAATTTCTCCGGGTGGTAAGTGCCGTCTGGCGTCGTGAGACCGGCAGGCAACTCCATCAGGTAATCGACCGAACCGGCCAATTCCAGAATGTCGTTGACTAGCAACAGCTCTTGCGCCAAGAAACGGATAGGTTCAACCGCTTGCTTGTACTGCTCGAACTTGTCTACCCACTGCTCTTGGACGATGCGCGGGACCTTGCCCTGATTGTGTAGCTCGCCCAACTTATGAAACTCAGTGCCAGCAGAAGAAGCAGTGTGTTGACCGGCAGTGTTCCGGGCCTGCTCGACCGCCGACTTGAGCCGGTCCTTGCCGGATCGTGTTCCGCCGTCGTCACCCTTGTACCAAGGATCTGCGTCATACTCGTTGATGAGGGTTGCGACCTCAGAACGCGCCGAGTTGTCGAGAAGGATTCCGACCGCAGCCTGACAGCACGCCCACTCGATAAGGTTCTCTTTGGTGTCGAGTCCCTTACCCGCGCCGGACGCGCGACTGTAGCCCTTGCCGTCCTTGGAGTACCACCACCGTTTGTGTTTTCCATCGCGCCCCTTGCCTTCTCGCCATTCCCCCGTGAGCGGTCCCGCGTCGGGGGGCATAACGATTGGCCTGTCCCAATAGTCTCGTTTTACTTGATAGTCAGTCAATCGTTACGCCGCCCCCACGGCAGTTTCAGTTAGTCGTGGTCGTAGTGCTCGACATCGAACTTGTAGCTGTCGCCCTCGCGGACAACGGTCACTTCTGCCGGGTCGCCGAACTTCTCATGCAGGATCGCTTCGTGATGCCCGCCTTCAACCGCCGACTCGACGTCCTGCATCGCGGCCTGAATGTCCTTGCGGACCACGCCGTTGACGAATAGTTCCCGGTCGTCGTAGTCCACCGGAGACTTGCCTGCCGGATACACTCGCGCTGACCGTCCAGTGCTTGGATCGCGGAACCACTCACCGTACGAATGAGTCTCGAAATAGTCGGAAGGCCAGTCGCCCGACGAGCTAATGAACCCATCCTCGTAGTCGCCCGCATCCTCATCGGTATCAACCAGCTTCGTGCGGGCCTCGTGAACACTGAACGTGCAGGCGTCGCCGTCGTTGAAGTACGGCGTGTACTGCGTCCACCGAACCGACACCACCTCAGGAAAGGCGAACAGGGCATCGAGTGCGGCGACTAGCTCTGCCGGGTCGTGCTGCTCGCTCTGTCGCCGTCCGTAGTACGCGATGTTGCCGGTAATCCCATGGCCCAGAAAGCCATCAGTCATCATTCCCCCTGCTTTTGTTCGGGTGAGGCAAAGCCTGCTGCAAAAGCTCTTCTCGCCCAATGAATTTGTTACGTTTGCCGCCCATCCACACCTTGCACGTCAGACAGGCCGACCAGTCAGCCGGAGAAGGAATCCAGCCCAAATCCTCCACAACATGGTTCTCCGCGATCTCTCGGACAAGGACCTTCTTGCCGTCCGAATTCTCGATATACCGGCCAAACACTTCCTGGGCCATCCACGGGCCTCTGGAGTTGTGGAGGTACTGGCGATGCGACACGTCACCCACGACGCTCTTAAATTGGTCGATCCATTCGTGGATCGCTATGTAGTCGTCGGGCTTTCCGCCAAAGTGGCGTGCGCTAGTCTCCGCGTGAATCTGTGATTGTGCCATCGACTCCCCCGAGCTGCACCGAAGTCCACGCGCCGTCCTCGTCGTCAAGTGGCGCGTCGGCCTCGGCGCTGGCAATAAACGAATGGCCGCTCGCACCAACCCAAAGCTGACCCCTGCGGGTCTGTAACACCACCGCGAACGCGCCGTCAGTTGTCGTCCGGTAGTAGAGCTTTCCGACAGGAACGGGTGGCTTGTACACCACCTCCCAGTCAGCGACAGAGCCGTCCACTGCCCAGTAGCTTGCGCCGTCAGGCTTCGACAGCATCCACCGTGCGGTGACAGCGTTCACGGCCTCCGCAATACACAAGGCGTACACACCATCCCTCGACCTACGCGAGGTGCCAGCGGGGTCCAGCAGGACCGTCATTTCACGCCTCCCGTGCGCCGCTTACGCGCTTTCCGCCGTATGCGGCTCCGCTCTGGCTTGACCTTCCCGACGCGGCGAGCGACACGGCGTCGTTCCGCGCGGCCAGGGATGGGAACCCATTTCTCGGTTTCCTCGCTCATTCGCCGTCCAACCATTCCCGGTACTTCATCACGTACTTCAACGGGATTACGCCGTCCTTGATGAGTGACTTGAGGATCTTCAAGACCTGCTTGCTTGACCAGTTTTCATGGAAGAGCACATCGGCTTGCTTGGAATTCAAGCCGAGCAGTTCGCTGGCACGATCGTAAATTAGATGCTCTCCACCATCCCTATCGATGGAAAATTCGCTATAGACCTTATCGCCGTCCATGTATTTCAGGTCAAAACCGCGAACCAAGAACTTGTCGCCAGCGAGTTGGCACGCCCAGCCAGCGACGCACGCCGCAGTGCCACACTCAACCTCGACAAATTTCTGATCAGGCTCAAGCGCGGGGATATCTGATTTCAGAAACTCGGCCCAGGCGCCCTGGTTATGCTTCGTCGGCTCGGTCTTGATCAGATTGCGGATCGCCTTCAAACGCTCCACATTGAGTTCAGGCATGATTCTCCCTCATAGGTGAGTAGATACGAGAAAAGCCGACCAGCACCCCCGAGGCTGGTCGGCTCAAACGCGGCTAAACAGGACACACATTTTTGATATTGAATGCAATCAATTGTGTTTGGTTGCTGCTTATGTCCTCAACCGCATATTTACTGGACCCTTGGTTTGATAACAGCGCTCTACCCTTGAGCTACGCCAACCTTCACGGCGGGCGACGGGACTCGAACCCGTACCTCCGGCTTTACTATGCAATCGTTTAGTTGCTGTAAAGGTCCACACTGGACGCATTATATTTTCACCAAATTGAAAGTATGTTTAGTTGCTGTATGCGTCCACAACCATCTTTACCGTAACACCGAGGGGACGACAGTCCCAACCCGTTGTCACAACAAATTCAGTCGATCATCGAGCCAGTCAATGATCTTGACCGCTATGCCCATCACGAAATAGCCCAACACGGAAACCACCAGGACCCCTACACATAGGAGACCAAGCGCCCCGAACAGTCCCAGGATCGTCATACAACGATCCGCTCGTACCGAGGGCCGTTCACCACCGAATCCACCAGCTCGCGCGGAGTCTTACCCTCCACGGCCTGGCTGAACGTCGTAGGCGAGAACCCCGACACCAACGTCACATTGCCGTCGTGGGCAATCGCGGGCTGGTTACCGATGCGCCCGTTGACGTTCCAGAACACGATATGCGGCAGATACAGCCCATGGCGGGCATATTCTGCCTTCGCGGCCTCGAACACCGTGGACCAACTGTGGCTGCGACCAAGCGGTGCCGCCTGATCAAACTCCATGTCGGACACGATATAGAGCGTCTTGGGGACGCTTCCCGAGCGGATACCGGCCTGCAAGATTGCATCCAGTGCCGCAACGATGTTCGTGTTGTAGCCCCACGATGACTGCTGAATGTTCGACAGCTTGTCGGCCAGGCTGCGCCCCGTGACCGTCACAAGCTCTGGCTTCTCGGAGAACGTCATGAAGTAGCCCTTGAACGGACCCTTGTTGCGCTCCGCGAAATATAGTGCCAGCGACACCGACACGGACAGCGGTCGTCCCCACATCGAGCCGGACACGTCAGCCATCACGATGGCGTCGTTCCCGCGCGTGTAGTCCGGCAGGTTCTTCCACAACGCGTTGGCCGCGCTCGCCTCGCTGCTCCGCTGCGCCATGTCGTACAGCTCGTACGGGTACAGCGTGGACGTGTTGGCCTTGACTTCGCCGCGCTCCAGAGACTCCAGATACTTCGCGTAGCGGCCATCCGTGTTGCGCCAGAATGCCTTTACGTGGCGTCGGTGCGCCTGCCCCGGCAGCTTGGAGAAGTCGATCTTGTCCCAACGCTTCCGCGACATGTCCGTTTCAAGCAGGCCAAGCCGGTCACGCAGCGCGGACAACAGCTTTCGGTACGTGCGCTGATCCAAGCCGAGACGCTTCCGGAGGTTGATCTGCAACTTCCGGCGCTCCGCGCTCTTGACCGAATCCGAAGGAAGCCACTTCGCGAGCAGCGACATCGCCTTACCGGCGTTCGCGTTTACCGCATCTTCCTCAAGCTGATTCGCGATCAGGTAAGCCATGCCCTCGGTGACGTTCGCGCCGTCGTAAAAGATGTCATCCCAGCGCCCGTACTCGGGGACGTGGATCAACAGCTTCTCAGCCAGCGCCGCGTCCATTATTGCGAGGCTGCGGTAGCACTCGCGGAAGACACTGCGCTCGCCCTGCCCGCCGCGCACATCGCGCAGATAGAACAGGGTGCGAACTGCTGACTGCCGATCGAATCGGAACGCCTTCTCGAACAGCTCAGCGGCCTGCTTCTCCTTGCCGCGCATGGCACCCGCCGCGCTAAAGAAGTCCACGACGGGATCAAGGCTCGACTTGTTCGTTACCGCGCCGTTCGCGGTGCGGCCAATGTTGTTGCCGCGCTGCAACTCCTGAATGAAAGTTGTCATAGCAGTTCATGCTCCTGAAAGTGTTTCTCGAACGTTCCCGCAGGCTGGTTGACGAGCGCGTTGCTCTGCGCGGACAGCAGAAGGTATGACCCTGGCTGCATCTTCGCGCGGTTCACGTAGACGTACTCAAGAGTGCCGTCGCCCTTGAACTTCACCTTGACCGTTACTGACTTCTCCGTTGCCTCAGCGAGTTTCGATGCGATCTGCGTGACTGCGCCCAGGTTGCGGCCCGTGATCTTCGTTGAGAAGGGAAGGGTAATCGCGCGGTGTAGCGCTCGTTTCAGTCCGGGGATAGCCGGAATTTTGTTCTTGCTCATTTGTTGCTCCAATCGCAGGACAGCCCACCCTTTTGGTACGACCGGTAGACGACGCACGTCCGCGTCACTCCGTCCACGTTGACATGTGCCACCGCTAACTCAGGATCGGTTGTACTCGAACGTTTTTCGGTTGTGCTCGGAAGCTGTTCGGTATCACACCCGACGAGCGAGCCGGTAAGACCGGCAGCGATAACGCCACCGGCCACCAACGCCATCGCGCGCTTACCTCTTGTCACAGCGATTACCGCCTCCGCCACCCACGAACGGCATTGGCGGGCGCGGACCCGAGCCACCGCGACTACCCGAACCGCCCTTACCGCCATGACCTCCACCATGACCACCGTCACCAGGCTTGCTCAGAGCAGCGTCCGCAGACGCGGAATTGCGGCAGTCGCGCGGCTGGCACGCCGCCAGGCCGATAACCGACCCGGCGACGACCACTGCCACTACCAGTGTGCGTATCAACGCGGCCCCATCTGCTGCGGCACAACGTAAGTCGGCTGGTACGGGTTCCCGCCCTGACCGATCAACTGCGCGCGCAGGTACGACTCAATGTCGGGGAAACCTGCAATCTCGGCCTGCTTCTGCAACGCCTGCTGACGCGCCACCTCGGTCTGTGACTGGGCAGCCTTCACCTCCGCGTCGGCGGCAGCCTTCTTGGCGTTGGCCTCAGCCACGCTGGACTGCTCCTTGTTGATCGCAGACTTGAGATTGGAATCAACCGGCTCCGGCTTCAACACAGTCACCTGAAAGTTCGTGAAGTACTCCTGGCCATCCGTGCGCGCCTTGGACGCATTCGGCAGGTTGGCCTTGAGCGCGTTCTGGAACTCCACGCGCACCTTCTCGTCGTTCCAGATCTGACGCCACGTGTACTTCTGCGCCACCTGGGTAAGGGTCTGCTCAAGCGGCTGGCCGACAACGTAATTCACCAACTGCACCCAGCCATCCGACTGGCTGCCGTCATCCTTGAGCCAGCCCTGATACTTCGTACCGAAGTCGCGGTGGAACTGAGACAGCTTGTCGCAATCGGTAGTGAGGTCCATCGTCACGACGACGGGCACCTTCAACTCTGCCGGGGCCTCAGCACTCGACACCACCACGTACGGTGCGTGCTCAGAGCCCTGGACTCCGGTCGCGTCCCAACTGATCTGGCGGGCCGGGTAGCGGTACACGTTGACCGCGCCGCCGTAGGTCTTGGAGGTTTCCGCCTGTCGGCACTCCAGCACCTTGGGATCGGTCGGGATCATCACGTAGTCATCCACGATGACGGCGGTTTGACCGGCAGGGACCTGCGCCATGGTGCAGGCCGACATGGTGATGGCAGCCGCAGCGGTCATGCCGAATACAGCGAGCTTGGAATTCATCGGTAGTTGAGACCCTTCATATAGTCGTTGAGTGAATCGTTGATTTGTTCTTGACGTTGCATGTCGTACTGCTCTTGTTCACGTGCGAGCAGTTTTCTGGCGTGTTCTTGACGCTCGGAACGCGGAAGCCATAACACCGGGTCGTCCAACCCTTTGACTTTCCGCTTCCACATGTCGCGGCTCATCGTCACCCACACGGAATAGGCGACCAATGCGATAATGCCCAAAACAGCCAGTAGCAGCATGAGTCGCATCAAACCGTCCTAAGTGGTGGCTGGAATCCGAGTTCGGCGATCTCTTGACACACCGCTGCGCGTTGATCGACTAGCGTTTTGATCTGGGTGTCAATCTGGCCGATTATCTCGGTCAGCATTGTGCGTTCCACCCATTTCTCACTTGCTTTCATCTTGAATGAACCTCACCATTGCACGGTAGTAACCTTGGGCATTCGGATTCATGTCAGCGATATTGCGACCGTGCGCGATCGGGAAAAGCGAATGCGCGTGTGCGCGAGCGCGGTCTATCAGCTCGTCAAGTTCATCAGCCAAGAATCGTTTCATTGCCAAACCATCGGATACGTACTCCAAGCACCGCTTAATTTCATCTTCTATGTAGTACGGGTTGTAGGTATGGTCTCCTACCTGTAGCCGGTCTCCATTCCGGACAACGACCCCACTAGGTTCCGGAAGCTCAACTGATTCCGCCATCTGCCCCGACCTTTCGTTCCATGAATAGAGTGTTTGAATCAAGCGTTGTTTCGTCACGGTCCAATCCGGTGACAAAGGTGCGGCGCTCTCCGTACCAGTTCTGGTAACGGACGTGGTAATGACCGTGAAAGAACAGTGACGGGTTAACCGCGTCAACGACCCGGCCGACTCTCCGGCGATGTTCCTCACTTGCCATCAACTGATCCACCGGGAAATCGCCGCCCTTGGTCGCAGTCCCGATACCCGGAATGTCCACACCGAACGGGGCATCGTGGGCAACAATCACATCGACCTTGCCGGGTCGCGACGCATACTCGATCTGCTCGTCAGTCAGGGTCTCACCCGGCCACCACGAGACACCTTCGTATCGCCATGGCTTATCGACTGAGTACGCCCCACCGAGAGCCATCCACGTCTTGCCCCACCAGTCCCAGCGGAACCCGCGCGGCAGATGCGCAATACGCGGATACCCGTCCAGCGTCAACGCCGTTGCACCCGGCATGTTTTCGATGCACGAATGATCCTCGTGATTGCCGTCGATCCAGTACAGGTCGATGTCGCATTCCTCAAGAGCGCGGTGCATGACCCGGAGGTACTTGCGGGTGTCCAGACCTTCTATGCCGTCTCGCCAGTACCCGAAGTCCCCAAGCTGGAGAATGGTGTCCGCGCCGTTGCGTTTGGCGTGGTGAATCGCCTTGACCGCCCACATGGCGTTGCCATGCCAGTCACCGGCCAGCATCAGCTTCTTAGGCTCGGGGACCATGACGCTCCTTGAAAGACATGATCTCGCCGAACTTGTTGTAGTTGAACGGCAACCAGCGCTTCTTTTCGTGGCTATGGCAGTGGAGATGCAACTGCCACTCATCGCGATAGGACGCACCGCAGTTCAGCGGGCATACAAACGAATACATACTGAGGTCCCCTCCCTTAAACGCTTGCCGCCTTGCGGCGCAAGTTCTTTCCACCATCGGCAGATCTGCGGTGATACCCACCGCGCGCAAGATCGCTCTCCCAACCCTCTTGCCATCGCCACAGCACTGTGATGACTTCCCGGACCGCACGGTCAACCGACAAAGTGATGTCCTGGTAGTCGTACAAATCCGTGTGCCGATACGTAGGCGATGGATGGACGTACTCTGGCTCAAGCAATGCCGCCCGCACGGTTTCGGCGTCAACCTGCATATCGAGGATGCGTTCGAGTGCGTGTTTGGTGAACGTAAAGTCGCTGATTTGCATCGGCGCTACACCCGCCCGTGA